CGGCGGCGGCGGCGAGGCGGGATACGGGTTCCAGTACATCTCGATCCACACGCCGGCGGGCGTGCTCAAGGTGGTGGCGGATCCCGACTGTCAGATCAACCGCGGATGGGGCATGCGGATGGAGAAACACTACCTGAAGCATTTGAAGGGCCTCCCCCACATCATCAACGACGATAACAACTTCAACCTGCGCTCGGTGAGCGCGGACTCCATCGAGGGTCGCGCGCGCGCGTGGGTCAACTACGTCCAGATCGAGCCGGGCTGCTTCTCGGTGATCGCGATCTGATCCCACGCTCAAGCCACAGGAGATCAATCATGGGTTCCGACGATGTTCGCCCGTTCTCGCAGGTTGCCCGTGCCAAGGGCACCCCCCAGTCCGATGGCACGCTCGCGCCGATGCGTCTCTCGCAGTACGGCGAGCAGTACGTGGCACCGGCCGTCCCGTGGCGCCACGCCCTCTCGGACGAGGGCAGCTATCACGTGTTCCACAACGCCACGAACGACGCGGCCACCACGCTCGCCGGTCACGCCGCGCCGGTCCTCGCCGACGCTGACGCGACGATGACGAAGCCTTTTTTGTTCTTCCGAAACCTGCTCAGCACGGGCCGGCGCATCTACTTCGATTATATCGAGATCGAAGTCGTGACGGCCGGCGCTTCTGCGACGCAAGCATGCTGGGCGGCGCAGCTCGATACGGGAACGACCCGCGTGTCGAGCGGCGGCACCGCACTTACCGTGCTCAACAGCAACGGTCAATCGGTCAACGCACTCGACTCCACCGCGTTCACCGCGTTGGGCGGCGCGATCACGACGGGCGCCGAGAGCTCGGCGGTGCGCGACCTCGGGTTCGGCACGTTCCGGCCCTCGATCGAGATCGCCGGCGACAAGAAGATCTTCGTCTTCGGCGCCGACCCGCTCGACACGGCGACGACGGCCGCCGGCTCGGTGCGTACGCAGATCCAGGCGATGCCGCCGGTCGTCCTCGGCTTCACCGATCAGCTCCTAATCGCGCTGCACGGCCAAGCCAGCCAGACGGCCGCGGGCGTCTACAAGGTCCGCGGCGCTTGCTGGGTGCGGTGACCCAGGGCGGAAGTCTACCCATCTCGCGATAACGTTCCTGAAGCGCAGCACTACCTCATTCGCATCCGCGGCGCTGGGGCGGCGAACCCGACAAAGGAGCTCGGGCCGGGCGTCACGGTGACATGGGTGTCGACGGGGCGCTATCGCTTCACGTTCTCCGAGGCGCCGGGGGTGTTCGTTGGCGCGACGAAGGCCGGCCTGCAGGCGACGACGCCGAACGACGTCGATCTGTGGGACACCGTCTTCGGGAGCTACGACGCGACGAACCGCCGGATCGACGTGTTCGTCTACTCCGCGGCGAACACGCTCGCGGATCTCACCTCGACCAATTGGATGTTTGTGGATCTGATCTTCAAGGCCACCGCGGTCTAGGAGTCGTCGTGCGAAACGTGACCCTCGGGACGCTGGTCACGCGCTGTCAGCAGCGCGTGGATTTCGAGGGGGATGGCCACATCGCGACGAGCGAGTGGAAGGCGCTCATCTCGGAGCAGAACGGCGAGCTACAGCTCCTCGTGGCCGAGACGGGGATGCGCTACTTCGAGACCGAGGCGACGGTCACCGCGACCGGCGCGACGTCGTACGCCCTGCCGGCCGATCACCTGGCGACGCTCGGGATCGAATTCGTGCGCGACGCGGCCGGCACGCGGCGACCCCTTCAAGAGGTCATGATCCAGGAGCGGGCCGCGGTCGTCGGGCGCACGGGCGAGGCATACGCGTACGCGATCATCGGGCAGAACGTCGAGCTCTACCCCGTGCCCGGCAGCGGCTCGTACAAGCACATCTACATCCCTCAGCCCCCGGACATCTCGGGGGCGATCGACGCCACCAGCGTTGACGTGGTGACGCCCGACGGCGAGGCCTTCCTGATCTGGGGGGTGGCCGTGAAGGCCCTCTCGAAGGGGGAGGCCGACGTGCGCGTTGCGATGGCGGAGCGCGAGGCGGCCCGCGAGCGCCTGCGCACGTGGGCGCAGCTGCGATCGTTCGTGCAACCGCGCCGGCGCGTCCTCGGCGACGCGTTCGCGTTCGATCTCGGGTCCGACGCGGGAGACTGGTGGCCGTGACCATTCGCCGCCCGATCTCGCCGACGCTACCCGACCCGACGATCGACCGGGTCGTGCGCGAGCATGCACGCGTCCTGAACGAGGTGCTGGACCTCCCGGCGGCCGCCATGCGCGTGATCGCGGGCGTCGTGTTGCCCGACGCGACCGATGTCGCGGTCGCGCACCGCCTCGGGCGCCCGCCGCGCTGGCACGCGGCCTCGTCGGCGCGCCCGGGCACGGGCCTTACGGGCGGTGCCGTCCTCGAGGTGCGCGCCGCCGGCGTCGATCCGGCGACGCACCTCGTGCTTCGCGCCGTCGGATTCGGCGCGACGATCACCGTTGACGTGGCGGTGCTGTAGTGGAGGGCCTCGAGTGGCAGACCCTGCAGCTCCCCTTCGCTGCAGGGCTCGATCAGAAGGCGCACCCGCACGCGGTGGAACCCCCCGCGTTGACGCGTGCAATCAATGTCGAGTTCGACGAGGTTGGGGGCCTGCGCATGCGCAAGCCTTACGCGTCGATCGGGACGGGGATCCACCCGAGCGGCACGATCACGAACGCGCGAAAGCTCGCCGTGGTGAACGACGAGTTACTCCTCTTCACCGCGGACACGCTCTACGCGTGGAGCCCGGCACTCGCGAAATGGGTGAGCCGCGGAACGCACCACGCGGTGACGGTCGCGGAGGCGCCGAAATTCGGCAACACGAACGATCAGGTCTTCGCCGACCGCGCGCAGCTAGGCAACGTCGTGGTCTACGTGTGGACGGAGCTGCAAGTCGGCGCCGTCGAGCTCTCGTACCTCGCCGCCGCAGACGCGACGACGGGCGCCGTGCTGATCGCGCCCGTCTCGCTCGGCGCGGGCGTCACGCGGCCCCGCGTCGTCGCGGTGGATACCGCGATCCTCGTCCTGTGGATCGACGCCGGAGGCCCGACGAACCTCGTCGCGAAGGCGATCACGCCGAGCAACCCGAGCTTCTCGCCGACGTCGCCCACGACGGTGATCAGTGACTGCACGCGGTACGACGTCGTCCGCGATCCGGCAGCGGATCGCGTCGTCGTCGCCGGCCGCAACACCGCCGGCACGGCCTACACGGCAGCGCGCGTGACCGGGGCGCTTGCCGTCGCGACGAGCGCGAAGGCCCGGACGGCGAACGGCGTGATCGCCCTGTCGTGCGCCCTCAACGATCGCGTGCAGATCCTCCGGACGAACGGCACGAACATCCAAGGCGACCTACTCGTCACGAGCACACTCGTGGACGTGTTCACCGGGCAGGCCGTGGGGACCGCGGCCGCGACCGTGAACCAGCTGACCGGCGCGCACCGCACCGTCCTCGACGGTGGCCAGTACCGTTGCTACGCGTTCTGGTCGTCGGGTGAGACCGCGCTGTCGTCGGCGTTCGAGCTCAAGAGCAACTGGGTGGACACGGGCAACACGCTCGGGACGCAGGCGGTCTTGCTCCTGCGTCAGGGGGTCGTCTCGCGCGCGTTCGACTTCGGTGGCCGCGTGTTCGTGTGGTCGGTGTTCGCGGGCGAGAGTGGTGCCGCCGGCATGGGGATGCCGCTCGGCATTCGGGCGCAGCTGCAGAACGGGTACTTCCTCCACCGCGATGACGGCCTCTACGTGGCGAAGGCCGGGTGGACCCGCGCGGGCGGGTTCGCGACGTCGTCGGGGCACGTCGCCGGCGTGGCCCTCGTGAGCGGTACGACGGGCTACGCGTGGTGCGGGATCGAGCGGCAGATCATCATCACGGGCGGCACCGATCACAGCACCTACGGCGCGCGCGCCCCGCGCGACATCACGTTCGCGTTCGACGACGACGCCGCTCGTCGCGTCGTGCAGCTCGGACGCACGGGCTACGTGTCGGGGAGCCCGGTGCTGCAATACGACGGCGAGGGCCTGACCGAGGTCGGGTTCGAGCAGTACCCGTGGCTCTTCGCGTCGCTCGCCGTCGGCGGCGGCGCGCTGCCGGCGGGCGCGTACTCCTACAAGGCTACGCTGCGGTGGGAGAATGCCGCGGGCGAGACCGAGCGCTCGACGACGGCGACCGGCGAACAAGCGACGGTGGGCGCGAGCGGGCGCGTCGACTTCTCGATCGGCAACACGCACGTGACGCGGAAGACGGGCTCGCGCCGTAAGCCGGCGCTCGAGATCTGGCGGACGAAGATCGCGCCCGTCCTCGACTCGCCGTTCTACCTGATCACGTCCAAGGATCCGACGGTGAGCGGGGACAACGGGTTCATCTCGATGGACCCGGCCGCCGGCTTCGATCTCACGTTCGGCTACGACAACCTGATCGACGCGACCCTCGAGACCCGCGAGCAGAACCCCGAAAACGGCAGCGTGCTACCACGCCTGGCGCCCCCGCCCGCCACGATCATCTTGGCGGGTGAGTCGCGCATCTTCCTCGCGGGCGTAGCCGCGGAAGCGAACCGGGTGTGGTATTCGCTACAGCGTTCCGAGGGCGAGGTGTGCGGCTTCAATCCCGCGCTCTCGTTCGTCGTTCCCGCATCGGCGGGCGCGATCACGGGGCTGGCGCTCGTGAGCGAGACGCTGATCGTATTCACGATCAACGCGGTGTATGCGGTGCCGGGCGTCGGGTTCGACAACACCGGCGGCGGAACCAACTACGGTCCGCCGCGTCTCCTGTCGTCGGACGTCGGAGCGCTCTCGCACGACACGATCGCGCTCACGCCCGGCGGCCTCATCTTCCGCTCGCGGAAGGGCTGGTACCGTCTCACGACGGGCCTCTCGCTGGAGTACATCGGCGCGCGGGTCGAAGACTACAACGGCGACACGTTCGTCGCCGCACAAGTCGTCGAGTCGCAGCACCAGGTGCGGCTCCTGTCCGATTCCCGGATGCTCGTGTGGGACTATCTCGTGAACGAGTGGAGCGAGTGGACGGAGAACGGCCGCGGCCTGGTCATGTGGGACGGGACTCCGATCCTCGTCGAGACGTCGAACGTCAAGGCGCAGCAGACGACGTTCTCGTCGGCCGCCTACAAGATGGAGATCGAGACCGGGTGGATCAAGCTGAACGGCCTGCAGGGGTTCGGGCGCGTTCGGTGGCTCGAGGTCCTGGGCGAGTACAAGGACGACCACGAGCTCCGCATCGTGCTGTTTCGCGACTACCGCTCGACGAGTTTCGACGACAAGATCATCGAGATCACCACGGGCGGCACCCTACCCGTCCAGGTCCGCCACCGTCCGACGCAGCAACGCGTCGAGTCGCTCAAGGTGGCGATCACCGTGCAGCAACTCGACGCCTCGGCGCTATCGTACGACGCTGTTACCCTGACCGGCCTGTCGCTCGAGGTCGGTCTCCGACGAGGCCTGTACCGTCGGCTACCCGCCGCGCA